ATGTGCTCACTTGCTCTCCCTCTCTCTCATCTCTAATCGGTTATGTGTTAGGCAATACCAGCTCTCCTTATCGTAGGGAGCTCTCTCGCATTGGATCTTACTCTCTCTCACTTGCTCTCCTCCTCTAGGCGTATCTCATAGCGGAGATACTCTCTAATTATCCTCTTAATCTTAGGAGGGGTAAGGCTTGCCCTCACCCACTCTCTTCCCTGCTCATCAACTAGGCAGACATCTCTCTCTTTGAGCTTAGGCATTACGCTCCCTCCCTCTCCATACTTGCCAAGATACGGCGAGCCGAGGCGAGCTGGTCTATCCTGCCTTGATAATAGGCATAGCTCTCGCCACCGCTCACGCCTAAGTCGCGCATACGCTCAAACACCCACTCAGCCTCACTTATCAACTTATTGTCTAAGCTATCTAGTATTGAATTAAGGCTCACTTGCTTGCCTCCTCTTGGCTCTCCTTGATTTGTCTGGCTATTAGGTCAAATGGTAGCGAGCCTTGACCTTGAAGGATTTGAGCAATAAATAAGCCAGCAATAGGGCTTATGTGCTCCTCGGTTAGCTCTTTAACTTGCTCAGCTAATTGCTCCCACTCATCACGCAATTCATCAGAGAGGGCTACTAGCTCAAGTCTGCTCGCCTTCTCCATTAAATCGGTGTAAGTGTCGTAATCGTTCATAGCTACCAATAGCCATTCATTAGCGAATTGCTCAGCGTGGCTCTGGCGTATGTCGGTGTCGTTCATAGTGCTCTCTTTCGTTAAGTGGAAGGCTTAGCCCCTCCCCACCCACCAGAGCTAGGCTCTGGAGGATAGGCAAGCTCTAAGCTAGGCAGATTTCACACGCGCAATTAGCGCAAGCCTCACACCAATAATTAAAGTCATCAGCTCCGTGATAGGCGCGAACACTAGAGCTAATCTCTAAACATCTCTGGCATTTATTCATTACTTAATTACCGCCCCGTCTTTGATTAGCCCCGCGATTACCTCTATTGGTAGCCCGCTTGAGCCTTGAGCTTTACTTAGACAATTCCAGCAATAACCCTCAATGAATTGGAGATTTCCAGCTTGAGGTAAATCGCAATAAAGACACTTATTCATTACTTGACCTCTCTAGGCCTAGCTACTTGCTAGGCCATAGGAGCAGAATAGAGGAGGCTAATCTAACCCGTCAAGTAGGCAGGGGATAAATCTTTCCAGAGTGTCGGAGGTCTAGAGCCCTGCTACCTATTCGGATCTAATACCTCCAGAGAAGGGGCGAGGGTTGAGAGCTCCAGAGCTGAGGGCAAGGGCAAGGCAAGGGCTAAGAGCTGGAAGGCTGGCAAGGGGTGAGAGCTGAGGCAGGGTGAGAGGGCAAGGCAAGGCAGGCAGTTTATTAAATAGAGCTAGAGAATTATTAGGGGGAGAGGGGCGCTAGAGAGTGCCAGAGTGTTAGTAAGCAACCAAGCCCGCTCTATCCGCTAGCAATTAGCTCTATTCATTGGCGCTTTTACCCTTGCGCTCTATCTGTTGCCGTAAAACAAAGACCCGAGGTGCTTAATCTGAACTTACACGCGTATATATACCCCAACAAAGTTTTTTTCCTAAAGTGAACCTTGATCACAACTGTCCTAGTTTGTCCGTATTTAACTGTGATATCTGTCACGAATAAAAGATTTTTTAACAAAAAGCGGGAAATGGGTATTTTTTCCCGCCTAATACAGTATAGGAGCAGTAAGCGGGATTGTGGAAGCTTACTGCGGGCTACGCTGACGCTACGCCCGTCTAAGGGCTGTAGCGGATTTACCCCTCACTTCGCTTGAGGCTCGCTCGGGCGCCAAGCCCGAAGCGAGGCGCAAGGCGCCTCATTTAGTTGGGTGGGGTCTATCATAAATCTAGGAGCCTGCCATTTCTAATAACACTGCTGATATAGCCAAGAGGGTAATCCTTAACGCTGTAGCAGAGGGTATGACTATAGAGCAGGCTTGCGGTGAAGCTGGTAAGTCTATGAAGACTTATGAATACTACCGCAGATCCGATAAGGTCTTTGCCGATAAAGTTGATAGAACCCGTCTAGGGTTACGCTCAAAGAACTTTGCAGCTACCGATGTCCACGACCTCGGCTTCGCCGAGTTCCGCCAGAAGTTCCTCCATCAGACTACCTTCCCCCATCAGCAGAACCTAGCAGATGTCATAGAGGGTAGGGACCCTTCCTGGCACCATCCCGCTATGAAGTACGAAAAGGGTATTGCAGATAACCGTATCCTTATCAACATCCCGCCAAACCACGCCAAGTCAATTACGATTACCGTAGATTATGTAACTTGGAAGATAGTCCAAAATCCTAACTTTAGAGTCCTGATAGTATCCCAGACTCAGCAGCTTGCAGCAGACTTCCTATATGCTATCAAGCAAAGACTTACCCATCCGATGTATGAAGACTTGCAGCAGGCTTACGCCGCTGGAGTCGGCTTTAACTCTAAGTCTGCTACCTGGACTACAACTAGAGTCACCTTCGGTGATGAACTCAGAGAATCATCTGAGAAGGACCCAAACCTAGAAGCTGTAGGTATTGGCGGTCAGATTTACGGTAAACGTGCCGATATGATTATTGTTGATGACGCTGTTACCTTGAAGAATGCAAATGAATTTGAAAAGCAGATTAGATGGCTTACCCAAGATGTCCGCTCCCGTCTTAACCCTACTGGTAAGTTAATTGTTATCGGAACCCGCGTTGCCTCTGTAGACTTATACAAAGAACTACGCTCTCCTGATAGATACCCTGGTGGTCTGGTCCCTTGGACATATCTGGCTATGCCAGCGCTACTTGAAACCAATGAGGACCCCACCAAGTGGGTAACGCTCTGGCCTTACTCAGACCAACCCTTTGATGGGCAGAAAGACTCTGATAAGACAGAAGAGGGTCTATATCCTCGCTGGAACGGTAAGCATCTCTATGCAGAACGTCAAGCTATGGATGCACAGACTTGGGCTTTAGTTTATCAGCAGCAAGATGTTTCAGATGATGCCACCTTTGACCCTGTTTGCGTAAAGGGCTCTATTGATGGAATGAGAAGGTCAGGTCGTCTCCAAATGGGAGCACCAGGCCATCCTAAAGATTTAACTGGTTTTTCTTTTGTATGTGGACTAGACCCTGCAATGGTTGGTGATACTGCCGCTATCTGCTACGGCGTAGATCGTATCACTCATAAGCGCTACATCGTAGATGCTATCAAGATTACTAGACCAACACCAGCTCAGATTAGACAGTTGATTATTGATTGGACCAACGTCTATGCTCCCGCTGAATGGGTTGTAGAGCGTAACGCTTTTCAGTCTTTCCTAACTCAGGATGAAGGTATCCGTCAGTTCCTTGCATCTAAGGGAACGGTATTACGAGAACATCATACTGGTAATAACAAATGGGATGCAGGCTTTGGTGTAGCTTCTATGTCTACATTATTTGGAACTAAGCAGCAAGATGGTAAGCACCACAGAGATAACATAATTCATCTCCCATCAGATCAAACCGAAAACATAAAGGCTCTAATAGAGCAGCTTATTACTTGGTCACCTACCACTAAGGGTAAGACCGATATGGTGATGGCGTTATGGTTCTGTGAGATTAAAGCCAGAGAATGGCTTAATAACGGAATACATACCACCCATCATATGAAAAATCCATTTTTGTCTCGTTACGAGCGAGGCAAGCGTCTGGTAGTAAACATAGACGATTTACTAGCAGAACAACAACGTCAGTTTATTTAGGGAGACATAATGCCAAACCATTACGGCACTAAAAAGAAGATTCCTTCTAAGAATAAAAAAGGTTCTGTCCCACCAGATTACGATGTGATTCTACCTGGTATGGGATACACCAAACCTACTGCTACTAGGCAGCCTACAAAGATTAAGCCAAAGGCTAGACCAACAGCAAAGCCTAATAAGCCAATCGCTAAGAAGCCACTTCCGTTGCCAAGGTCAAAAGCGCCAGCAAGGCCAAGTCGTATAAATCCAAAGAAAGGCCCTAGATAATGGCAACTAAAAAGAAAAGCACTCCAGGTAAAGAAGCTCGCTCTAATCAACCTAGAGTTCCAGTAAAGCGTCTTGAAGAAGACCAATATCGTAAATATATTAAATCTACTAAAATTGCTTCTAAGTCAGCTAAAACAACAAAAGAAAAAGTTTCCCAAAAAAGAGCAGAAGCAACAGCTCGTGATTATGAAGGCCGTCATCCTGGTATTGCTGTACGTGAACCGTATGTTCCAAAAGGTTACAAAGCACCTTCAAAGAAAACTATGAGCCGTGATGAATTTCATATGGCTTTTGAAGTAGCTGGTCAGCCTGCTAAGACTAAAAAAGAAAAACAAATACGTAATAGTGCTATCCGCGATCTTGCAATTATGCAGGCTAAAAATCCTGGTATTGTAGAAAAATACGAAGGCTCTTATACCAAGGGTAAGATTCCTGGTATTAAAAAATATAATCAAAGCCAAAAGCGAAGAGCAGAAAAACTAAAATCAAGAAATAGGAATAAATAATGGCAGCAAAGAAGATTAAATATAATATGCCTGGTAGCACATCATCTGGTGCTGCAGAGATGGGCCGCACTAGAGTCAGACAAGAAAGTAACTTATTTAATCCTAAGAAACCTATGACTTTTCGGGAATATGAAAAAAGAAGAGATTTCTTAGTAGATACTGCCGAGACTAAAAAGCAACAGAAAAAACTACCACAAGATCTTGCTCGGTTAAAATCAAATTATGAAAAAGCAAAAGCAAAGAAAGCTGTTGCTAAAAAGATTGTTTCAAAGTCAAAGAAGAAGTAAGGACAAATGCTTACAACCAAAGAGGTTATTGCTAAGGTAGCACGGCTACAGACTAAGTACTCAGCGCGTGATCAACGTATGCGCGATGTGCTATCCGTGCGTCAAGGAGATATCAGCAAGGTCTATCCTGCTATGTTCTCTGAGGAATACCCAAAGCCTCTGGTTGCTAACTTTGTAGATGTAGCAGCACGCGACCTAGCAGAGGTTATGGCACCACTGCCATCCTTTAACTGCGCTGCTACCAATATGGTTTCAGATAGCGCTCGTAAGGCTGCTGATACTAGAACTCGTATTGCCAACTACTTTGTATCAGGCTCTGAACTCCAAATTCAGATGTATCAAGGTGCTGACTGGTTTAATACTTATGGAATGCTACCAGCAATGGTAGAGATGGATTACGAGACTAATAATCCACGCATCCGTCTGCTAAATCCTTTCGGAGTATATCCTGAATTGGACCGATTTGGTCGCTGCATCTCAATTACTCAGGTAGTAAATACTGATGCAGAAACTCTAGCAATGCAATATCCAGAGTTCTATAACCAAATCATTACAAACAAGAGTTATATCAGTAGCTCTCCTTACATCACAATGATTCGCTATCACGATAAAGACCAAGATTTAATCTATGTTCCAGATCGTAACAATTTAATTTTATCTAACTTACCTAATGCCATTGGTAAATGCTTAGCCCGCGTTGCAATGCGTTCATCCCTAGACGGAGAAGCACGCGGTCAATTTGATGATGTTCTAGCAGTACAACTTGCTAGAGCACGCTTTGCAGTATTACAGATTCAAGCAGCAGAGAAATCTATCCAAGCACCTATTGCTATTCCGCAAGATGTGCAAGAACTAGCACTTGGTCCTGATGCGATTATGCGTTCTGCTAATCCGCAAGGTATCCGCCGTGTCCCATTAGAACTTCCACCAGGAGTCTTTACAGAATCTGGCGTTCTAGAGCGAGAACTACGTCTAGGTTCTCGTTATCCAGAAGTTCGTAGCGGTAATATTGATGCTTCAATCATTACAGGTCGCGGAGTTCAAGCGCTACAAGCTGGCTTTGATACTCAGGTTCGTGCAGCACAAGCACAGTTTGCTCGCCTATTTACAGAACTTGTATCTCTCTGCTTTGAGGTAGATGAAAAAATCTTTGGTTCTATGACCAAGGAAATCAAGGGAGTAGATGACGGCACTCCGTTTAATATGAAGTATGTGCCAAGTCGTCAGATTGCTGGCGAGTATGGTGTAGATGTTCGTTACGGCATTATGTCTGGTATGAATCCAAACAATGCCATTATTGCTTTACTACAGATGCGAAGCGACAAACTCGTATCAAGAGATTATGTACGCAGAGAAATTCCTATGGAGTTAAATGTCACTCAAGAAGAGCAGCGTGTGGATATTGAAGAGATGCGTGATTCTTTGCGCGTTGCTGTTGCTCAGTATGCTCAGACCATTCCAGCACTTGCTGCCCAAGGTCAAGATCCTTCTCAGATTGTTTCAAGAATCGCCGAGGTTATTAAGGGTCGCCAAAAAGGTAAACAACTTGAGACGATAGTTGAAGAAGTATTTGCCCCAGAACCACAACCAGAAGTGCCAATGGGCGCAGAAGTTCCAGCAGCAGGTATGGCCCCCGTTCCTGCCTCGCAGCCAACTCCAGAACAAATGGGTGCGGCCCCTGCTGCTGGCTCTCGTCCAGATATAGCGTCATTACTCGCATCTATTGCAGGGTAAGGGAGGTGTGAAATGAAAAAAGGTGGTCGTGCAAAAGCATCAATGGCTAAGCCAACTGAAGGCAAGAAGGATACAAAGAAGCCAGCAGGCGGAATGGTTAAATTCGGATATGCTGGCAAAGCTCGTAAAGGCAAGAAGGCTTAGTGTTACTCGTTGAGAGGATAGAGCGTGGAAGATAACAAAGATTATGTACCACGCTCTGTCACTCTTGCAGATTTCTTAGTAGTTGTATCAGGTTTCTTTGTGAATATAGTCCGAGCTGTAGAGATGCTCGCATCAGAACTTTTAGATTTAGCAGTGTATCACGCAAATAGAACAACAAAAGTTTCCAGAGTATGGGAACAGTTC